CGATGTAGACGCCGTACGTCGCCGCAGAGAGCGTTCCTGGCAACGTCCCCGTCACGTTTAAGAAGTTGCTCGTGGCAGACGAGCCGCTCATGGTCGCGTTGGCGGATGTCGTGGCAGTTCCGGCGGTGACAGTGGTCCCGGCTTGTAACGCATTGACGCCGATCAGCGCCCCGATCGTGCCTAGGTCCGTACCCTCCACGTACACAAAGCCGGCATCTCCGCACTTGATAACCCCGGCTTGGTTGTAGCAAACCTCTGTTGTCGCGCCGCCGGAGATAGACGTGGTACCACTGATGATGCCACTTGCAGAAGAAGTAAGAGAAATTCCTGCATAGGCAAACGGGGATGCAGAAATGAAGCCAACTAAAAGTCCAATCAAATTACTTTGCAGGAATCGTTTCATTTCTCTTCTCCTGTTGCTGTTGAATAATATTTCCTCTTATACCATCAATAAGTAAATGATCCTGATATAAATGCCAAAGAATTACTCCACATATTACACCTAAGAGTCCAAAAATGAAAGAACGAAATTGAGAGGATATATTCAAAAGCCCTCAATTGCTAAAGTACGTACAACAGCTGTTTGACCCGCAGAGCAAATAGCACCGAATTGAGTAAAACCAGCTTCACTACCATCTTTAGAAATCGCTAATGTCTCACCAATCTTAATCTCGAAGTCTGAGGTAGCAGCTACTGAGTCTGAGAAGTCGACGAAGACTGAATTAGGCCCGTCATTCTTTAGAACAACCTTAGTAGCGGTGAAACCGAATGAAATAGCTGTATTAACATCAGACGCAGATACAGGAGTATCATACTGACTAATAGCCCATAGGTTGCTGACCAGAAGTAGGAGGAGCATTATCGCCACCGCCGCCTTCTGTAGTCTCTTCACCATTCTCTCCTCCTTGTGGCTGAGCAGCAGCTAACATCATATGCATCATTAAATGCGCCATTACATTTTCGTAGCCAGCAGGATTAGTCTGACGAGTCATTTGTCCAACTTCACTTACTGCCCATGCACGAATAGTCTGAATATGTGCTACTGAATCATCAATGACCTGATCGACAGGAATTGACGGCATGAACTGACCATTAGGACCTGGTAGAGGTTGTGAATTAAGAAGCTCCTGAATCTCTGCAAGTTGCTTATTACGATCTCGATCTCCAGGGACGAATAAATCAGGGAAGCCAATTAAACGTAAAGCATAGCCAATATTCTCTGGATGCATGAAGAACTGTAGAAGCATCTGATTACCTTGAGATAGCATTTGCATAAATATCTCACGGCGTTGCGCTTCCGTCATTGGGAATAAGTCGCTTGTTTCTGGTTCGACCTTCCCCACCTTGCCCGTCAATTGCTCTTTACGCACCCAAACGTTAATGAATGAATTGCCTAAACGTTCAACATAATGCTGATCAGACTTCATCTTCTTTACGAGGTCGATAACGGCTTTACGAATAGCAATAGACCAAAGCTTTGAAGCGACTCTAGCAGGTATAGATAAGCGCTGCATTGCCTGTGCTTGAGATGCTGAGTACTCACCAAAAGTCTTAGAACCAGTCTCTTGATTACCACCAAAGATTGAGGGAAAGTCTGCGATTAAGAACTGACCCATGTAATCGAGGTACTGACGAAATTCTTTAACCTCTTGAGATAATGTCGCCGTCTTCATCTGGAAGAAGGCTTGATCTAAGCCACGGCCAGGAGGAGCTTGTTTTACAGGATACATCCCACCAGGAGTCATTCTGCCGTTTTTATATTTCTTAGCGTCAAAGACTTGAGGATCAAAGAAAGTTTGCGTGATACCATGCTCAATAGTTTCCATTGTTAAATCATTAAGCTCGGTGGTCATATCCTGAACCGGTATTTCGGCGCGGCCAAGAGGTGCTGTAAATAAGCGACGTGAAGTAGGCCATTCAGGAAATGTCCAATGCTCATGCATATCCTCATTATGAGCATTAATAAATACATCATCAACGAAGATAGCATATACACCATTTTTGTATCGGTTCTTTAGCTCATCGATCATTGGATCATTTTCAGATAACATATTATATGTCCAATTAGCTAGCCAGACTTGACGATAGGTTCGTACGTTGGAACGAACGGCATCCTGATCCATTCGAGTACGTCTAGCATAATCACCATTATCTCTACTGCTAACACCTGAGCCAATTTTAGCTCTAAGCTCTTCACCGAAGATAGCAATTAATTTAGACTCATGAACTTCTTGCTCAAGAATGACGTATGGAATGTCTTTAACGTAACGAACGTAATGAGGAACGTGGACTTCAAAGGGAGAGTATATACGAATGACTTCACGACCGTCCGGCTCTTGTAAGATGTCAGTAAGAACTGGAATGTCTTCCATTGAACGAATAACTTCAGGCTGTACTAAATTACCACATGAAGGACATATGTTCGGCTCTTGAACATTAAGCTCCCCTGGCTCCATATAATAACCACACTCTGGACAAATAATATCCATATTCTCTTGAGGTTGCATCTCAATAATAGGCTTTTCAATAATACCAAATTCTTCACTCTCTACAAAGTCATTGTAGACAGCTAAGAAGCCAAAGTTATACATATTTTGGCAAATCTCTGTATAACAACGCTCAGGATTATTATCGGCAGCAATTTTCTTAGCAAGATTAGTATGTGCTTTAGAGCTTTCGATGTCTAGTTCTGAATCAGCGTTTTCGGGGAAGAAGACTTGATTGGGAATTTTTGCGGCCATTGCGGAAATGATGGACTCACCATGTGCTCTATAAATATTAATTGATTTATCGTAGTCGTCTACTAACAATGATGGATCATTAATAACTTTAAGTGCACCAGAGATTGTGATCCACTCTCGAGAAACAGCATCCCATACTATGTCAGTACGATTCTCCCAATAAAAATCATGCTTCTTATACATACGTAGATATTGCTCACGAACATCTTTATCTTCTAAGTCAAAGGCATCAACGATCGTCTTAATAGCTTTTCCAATTTCCTCAACTTTCTCATTCTGCTCAGGCTCTGTTTGTTCAAGAGGAGCTTGCTCAAGAGGAGCTTCTGGCATTGCTCCATTCAATAACTGCTCGTCTAATAAAGGCGGTGTTGCCATTTATGTCTTTGCCGGCGTTTGATTCGCACGTAACGCAAGTGCTGCTTCAATACGTTGTTTCACTTGATTACGAGTTAAGCGAGTAGGAAGAATCTCCTCATTTGTTTCATTTAGTTTGTCCTGCTTAATAATATTTGGTGATTGATTGGAATCAACCGAGGTTAAACCGATTGCAACACCTCGATAATAATCTCTTTCTTGTGTAAGCCTAATGATCTCATTTTGTAAATGAACTAAATGCTGATTAATAGTAAATTGCTCGACCACTCTCACGTGATCCCTATTAATTATATGTCTTAGCCAGTCGAGCATATCGACTCATTCTCTCTGACGCAATTACTTCTCCATCTCCCTCTAACTCAGCCTCTAACTGCTCCATTGCTCTATAAAATGTAGTCATATCTCCTGATTCATCACGCTTCTTAAGAAGTCCATCTATACGTGACATACGCTTAAATTCTTCTGCAACTTCAGCTAAGTATCTATCTACACCAGTTACACCGTAACGAATTGCGTCGTAAGGGTCGTCACCTTCAAACTCAGCGACGTCTTCCTTACGTTTACCTTTAGCATCATCATCATTATAGACGCATAATTGTAATGCTTCTATAATGCTTGGGCAAGTATCGAAGATTTGAAGTCGTGGAATATTAGTCTCTTTGTCCTCAGGCTGGAACATCTTTTCATATGAATCAGCAGCTTCAGTACCATGGAAACGAAGTATTTGATTATGAAGTTCTCGACTATAGTTATCTTTTGGTAGGAATGTAACGTCTTTAGGTTCCCATCTTAATAAATCATGAAGTAATAACTTACCAGCTATACGATCATTATTCGCCCGTTCCCATATTGAATTAGTAGCAGCCATGATTTGATCAGCAATATTATGCTCATGTCCTTCTTCTTTCCACGCTGAAGGATCGAGGAAGGAGGCTTTAATATTACCATCATATTGCGACAATCTAGCTAAGTCTGCACCATAAGTCTTAATCGTTTTCTTTTGGCATATGTACTCACGATAAAGAATAATACGTGCTTCCGGCGTGATAGCTAACCAACCAGCATATGTATTTGCCCTATAGCCCCAGTCTAAGAATCTAATCTTAGGCCACCATTGAGGAATTAAAAAAGGCTTGATAACGTGTAATGCGTTGGCCGGCTCGAGAGGATGATGATACTGTCTAAACTCTGTAAAGACCTGACCAGCAAATGCGTACCAGTCTCCATCTATTAAAGCCTTTTGCTCGGCAGGAGGTAAGCGATGTAGACGATCATAATAACCTGGGTCATTATGTAATAAGTATGGATTATCCGTCGCTTTAGCCTTTATGAATATTCGGTACGTTTTTGACTTAGCATCATAAATAAGTTTACCACCTTCACGTGCCTTGTCTATAAAGGTTTTACGAACCCAAGCATGACCTACGTTTCCTGGGTTGCTGTAATTACGTATAATTTTGGGGATGTTGAATGAGGCTCTTACGCGAGATGTTAAGTATAAGTATTGAAATTCTGAGAAGTGAGTAAGCTCATCGAATTGCATGAGCTGGAATTCAGCTGATTGATATTGGTAGACATCCTTTATCGCTTCGCAATGACCGAAGTATTGCTTAGCACCTGAGGGAAACGTCCATTCCTTACGCTGTTGATTATACGTTGCTCCCAACGGCCTATAATACTCGTGGGAACGTGGTATGAGACTCTTTTCTAATTCAGGGAATGTACGACGAAAGATTATACCTTGAAATCGTGGATTATCTGTGAAGCCGTATATTATAGGTAATATGAGAGCTAGTTCTGATTTACCACCACCAGCTGCTCCGCCATATAATGCCTCGAAAACGTCGAACGGAATGCGAATGAATTCTTCTTGCTTCTTATGTGGCTTCCATGATGTAATGTTATCTGATACTGATAAAGGCATTAAGACGCCTTTTCATAATCATCCATTGAATTAACTTTAGGAGAGTAAAAGATAACCTGAGCATTCACTGTGCCTGAGATGCTATCACCCTTCGGCATTGTCTTCTCGGCGATAGATGCGAGATCACGTGCGATAGAGACTCTGTCCTTTAACTTTTCGCTTTGAATCTCTTCCGTCGTAATGACGCCGAGAGTTTTTAAAACAAGATCGGCAGCCTTAAGAGAAACGGGCATGAGAACTTCTTGAATCTTTTTACGAAGATCAGGATTATCTGTGCCACGCGTAGACTGTCCAACTGAGTATTTAGAAACACTATCTATGTTAACACCACTAATTGAGGCTGCATTCTCACGACCTAAGACTTTAGATAAGAGAACGATGTGAGCACGTTGATCGTTCGTAAGATGCTCTTTGCCGGGCGTGCGTCCACCACGTTGCATGGTATGGACGACATGAGTATCGCTTTCATGAAGAACGTGACGAGCTTTATATTCTTCGTGGCGAACTTCCCGCTCGGCGGCAGAGAGATTTCTATATTCCTTTCTATTTACATCTTTATCATTATCATTTACTTCATCATTAACAATCTCTGGTTCAATAACTTTATCATTATCAATCTTACAGACATTTTTATCGTGATTAAGACGCCTATTAAGTTCGTCGTCAGAAATGTATGTCATTCGTCACCAAAGCCCTTAATGTCCTTCAGCTTCTTCTTTTTCTTGTCTTTATTTTTATGAGACTCTTTATGAGACTCTTTAACGTTAAAGAAGGCTCCCTTAGACGTCAAGCCTTTTACCTTAACTTTCTCGTTCTCTATTGCTTCACGCATGATTATCAAATTTCATTGACATGGAAATGTTCAAATGCCCTAGGAAATGTTCATTTTTATCGTCATATAATGCCGCCAGCCCCATTCCCGAACTTTAATATGACCTATTAGAACTTATTCAGACCCCAATCTAGGCGATGCCACCCATAACATACGCCGGTCGTCCGCCCATGTCAACTAAATAAATGTTCATGTTATGAACTTACTTCTATTTCCATTATGTCTATTTGTCTATGAGACTCTTTAGTCTAACTTATGATGTACAAAAGAGGACCCAATATTCATTCATCATTCCACATCCAGAGGGATAGGTATTCCCCCCGCCCCCCGTCAAATGGGACCCGCTGGTGACCGACTATCGGCATTTATTGCTGAGTCGATCCAATTTGCCGGAGCCTTGTGGCGCGGCGCTCCAATTGGCCGGGCCGGAATTATTTTGAGATCGGGAAAAATACCCTTGACATCACGCCCGGCCAAGCCTATCTTGAGTATAGCTTCGGCGCATTCGATCCTCGTCGATTCATTGACCTAGACGAACCGAGGCTAGGGACAAAATGTCCCGATTCTTTGAAAGGATACCGCAAATGACGCAAGAGACGAGAGTTTCGTTCTCCGCCGAGAAGGCCTACCGGATCGAGCGCGCCAAGATCGAAGCGGCAATCGCTGCCGGTGACGTGCGGATCGTACCGGACAAAACGATTGTGGTCGAAGACGCCAAACGGGGAATCGAGCGCACGGAAGTCCCCTTCGAGAAGCTGGAAGCGTTGACACTCGAAGGCGCACGGTTTCTGGTCGGCCCGGACGAAACGGATGGTGAGGGAGAGGATTCAACGACTCTCACGACGGAGCAGAAGTTGGCCGAGATGGTGAGCAACGCGAAAGACCTCAAGGCGCGAGCCTACTGCCGCGGTCTGTACCTCGACGAGTTCGGCACGGTCGACAAGACCACGTATGTCGAGCGCGCGATCGCAACCTTCAAGAAGCTGGGGTTCAGCGACGAGAAGGCACGGGCAGCCGTTGCGCTGGCCATGAGCGCGCAGGAGACGGAGGATTCGAGCAAGTAGCAATCGCAGGTTGTTTCGACTCTCGACCGGAGAGACGCTGGTCGAGAGTCGTCTAGAACCTACGAAGGTTTCTACCGGAGAGACGCCGGTAAGTAGATGTATTGACAACCCACTGTAAAACGACTAAAGGAGACATAAGTCTATGAACCGTAACGATATGCTCCGTATCCTCGCGGCAACCTTGCAAGATGCTCATGACGGTGGTAGCGAGTGGATTGCCAAGGTCAACGTAAGCGAGACTCCGCAAGGTGACGTCGAGTGTATCTCAGTCACCTTTTGGGACAAAGACGGTAACGAGACAGTCACGGAACATTTCGACACAACTCTCTAGCACGTTCGGTCTATGCTCTGACTCTCACAGCAGAGCATAGCTACGAGCGTACTAACGACTAACTAGAACGGAGGTCTATGGATAAACCTACACTCTTGTTGACGGGTTTGACGCTTCTGTACAAGCACAAGCTTGTGCCGGAGTGGACGTTCGTGCTCAGCAACACTATCAGAAGGTTTGGTAGCTGTAGCTACGGATCGCGCAAAATTCGCGTATCGGCTGCTCTCGCAGCAATCAACAGCGATCAAGAGGTAGTCAACACGATACTCCACGAAATCGCTCATGCTCTCGTAGGTCCGCGTCACGGTCATAATGAGGTATGGCGTCGTGAAGCAATTGCACTAGGCTGCAATGGACGACGGACTCATTCTGCAAGAATGCCGGATTGGATTGCTTCTTGCACGTCGTGTCCGCGAACGTGGGAGTTACAGCGACTACCAAAGCGCGTCAAGTACCGATGTCCTGATTGCACAAGAGCGCAAGGTCGAGAAGTTTGGCTTACTATCAAGAAAGGTTAACTAATGCCACGTCCTAACGCTTACGTCTGTTCACTCACAGAAACACACGTGCAACGTATCGAAAACCTCGTTGCATGTATCGTCAAAGGTGATACAAGACCTGAACAAATACGAGCAACTATTTCCGTGATCCTCCGATCACAAAAAGCGAGACACACGATT